GACCGGCTCTGCCAATATGGTGACGAAAGACACTGTGCGAGCTTTCGACAAATTCACTACCTCTTTGCTCTCGTCCATCCTCGCGTGGAACATGGAGTTCAACCCGTCCGATGAGCTGAAGGGCGACTACCAAGTCGTAGCCAAAGGCAACCTTTCGCTGGTGGCGAAGGAAGTTCGGGGCGCGGCTCTCGATCAGTTTGTCTCGACGCTCACTCCCGAAGAACGAGCCATTCTCGACACACACGGGCTGCTTATTGACAGGCTGAAAGCCAGAGATCTACCTGTGGACCGGGTACTCCCAGAGGCCGAAGCCCGTCAGATCCTTGAAGGAATGAAACAGGCCGCTTCGCAGGCGTCCCAGATCGAGCAGGGGCTTACGCAAGCCAAGACTGAGGATGTATCAGCGTCCGCCGCCAAGAAGCAGATGGATGTCCAGATGCTGCAGGCGTCGGCAGACGCGACAATCCAGGAGATTTTGTCACGGGTTGAGCAGAACCTGGCGAACGCCAAGTCAGCGAAAGATAAGAACCAGTTGGAGAATCTGAAGGTGCTGCTGACTACGGTGAGCGAGAAGAAGGAAACGGCGAAGCCGAAGGGGAGTGCGAAATGAAGGAACGAGAACTTGAAATAGAGGACAGGCTTGCGTTGCTGAAGCATACTGAAGGAGTAATGCTCCTCGCGGAGCTTCTCTCTCTTCGGAGGGAGAGACACCGAGACAAGCTCGAAAACAACGAAAGTGAGGAATTTAGGGGCAGGGCAAAAGAATGTAAAGATTTGTTACATATATTGTCTTGACAGAATGTGTATAGTAATGTTACACTATAGGTAATAGCTGGAGGAATTTATGGACGAAGAGACTATTGGCAACGGAGCAACAGAAGACGAGTTCGATCTTGCGTTTAACGTCGCCGTAGGGACGGAGCCTGAGAAAGAGGACGTAGTTGTCGAAGACGCGCCCGTGAAGGACGAGCCTGAGAAGGTGGAACCGATCGTTCCGAAGGTCGATCCGACCAAAGTTGCTCAGGAAGCAGAAACCGTCAGACTCGTGCAAGAAGCAAAGACGAAGGCCGATGCGGACGCAAAGGCTGAGGCTGATCGACAGCAAGCCGAGTCTCTCGCCAGAGAGGCGCTGACTCCTGAGGAACAAGTAGCCCTCAAAGAAGTAGAGGATAATTTCTCCGATACCGCACTGGCGCTCAAGGCCGTCGAACGCATCGCCTTTGCAAAGGCAGAAAACGCATTTAATACAAAACTGAAAGTGCTCGAAGAGAAGTTCGAGCAGAAGTTCTCGCAAATGGGGCAGGACTTCGCGCCCGCAATCGCTACCGCCAAGGTCGTAGCGAAGGACGCGCATGAGGCAGCGATTCTCAAAGGACACGCAGATGCATTCGATATCGTCGGCAAAGTCGAGGAGTGGGCAAACACCAAGCCTGACTTTCTGAAGTTAGCATATAATGAGGTTCTCGATCACGGGAACTCCGGACAAATAGTAGAGTTGTTCACCATCTTCAAGAAAGAGCGAGACGGTAGCGAGAAGGGGCCTCCAACTTCAACGCCTACTCCTGAAGATACTGCACAGACCGCTGCGAAAGAAAAGAAACTGCGATCCCTGGAGGGAGTCCGCAGTAGACAAGCAGCACAAAAGGGCGGTATTGATGAGGACGATTTTGAGTCGGCCTTCAAGGCAGCCGCAAATTCCTAATTTTGGAGGTACTAAACCATGACGATGACTGTAAGTGACATTGGCCTTCGGACTGCTGGTTTCGTGGCGGCTGATCTTTTGAAGAGAGCCAACCCCGCGCTAGTTATGCAGCCGTTTCTGCAGACCAAACCAATCCCGAAAAACTCTTCGAGCACCGTTAAGTTCCGCCGGTATGCGGCGCTCTCCCCTGCTACTGCCGATCTGACTGAGGGCGTAACCCCTGCAGCCAGCACGGTTACCAGTACCGACTACGAGGCGACCCTGTCTCAGATCGGCGCTTGGGTAGGCATCTCCGACCGTGTAGCCGATACGCATGAAGATCCTGTTATCAAAGAGTATTCTGACATCCTTGCCCAGCAGGCTGCCGAGTCTGTCGAGGTCCGGCTGTTCAACGTAATGAAGGCCGGCACCAACGTGTACTTCGCCAACGGCTCGGCCAGAACCGATGTCAACACTCCGTTTACCAAGGTCCTGCAGCAGAAGGTTGTCCGTGGCCTCAAGCGGCAGAACGCCAAGGTAATCACCAAGAAACTCGGCAGTACGGCCAATATGGAGACCGTCAACGTCAAGCCTTCGTACATCGCCTTCGTCCATCCCGACCTTGAGCCGACCATCCGCGCTCTCGCCGGATTCAAGGACGTTGTTGACTACGGTTCGATGACTCCGTATGACACCGAGATCGGCGCAGTGGACGAAGTTCGCTATCTGACCTCCACCATCTTCAGCTCTTGGGCTGACGGTGGCGGACTGAAAGCCGGCTCCGGTACCACGATGATCTCTACCTCGGCCACCAGCGCCGACGTATATCCGATCATCTTCATCTCCGCTGACTGCGCCGCGGTTACTCCGCTCAAAGGCGCTACCGCTCTTACCCCGTTCGTTAAGAATCCTGGTGAGTCTCGGGAAGGCGATCAGCTTGGCCAGCGCGGCTGGATCGGGTGGAAAACGTACTTCGCAGCGCTCATCCTCAATCAGTTGTGGATGGCTCGTGTTGAGTGCGCAGTAGCAGAACTCGCGTAATTGAAGGGGGCTTCGGCCCCCATCTTTTAAAATAAGGAGAACACAAAATGTCTTTGAATTTCGCAGATCAGGTCCAGAAGATGGGGACCGTCACTGTCTCCAATCCGGCGGTCGCTGTCAATTTGATCCTCGGCTGGCAGCCTCGATACGTCCGGGCCATCAACGTTAATAACCTTGCGTCCTACGAGTACTTCACCGGCATGACCGCAGGAACCTCGCTCGACAACGGCAATCACGCAGACACTCAGTGGTCGGTCAACGCCGCAGGGTCCATCACCCTGTATGCGGGACGCAATGCCGGCGCATCCGTTACCGGTACCGTCTCCGTCACCGCCGCTTCGCCGACCATTACCGGCAGTGGGACCAACTTCGTCGGGGAACTTGCAGTAGGCGACAAAATTACCATCAACGGTGAGAACGTCAGCATTCTGTCGATCACCAGCTCGACGGTAGCCACTGCCGACAAGCCGTTCGTAGCCACTGCCTCCGCTGTTAGCCTGTACGATATGCTGGGGAAAGGCCCCGGTGTAACCTTCGGCACCGATATTTGCGACACCGCAGCCGACGTTATTCGCTGGGTAGCATTCCGTTAAGAGGAGACGATATGGGATCAAGACGCATATACGGCGACCTCGTCGTGTCGGGAAAGATAATCTGCGACGATGTCGAGAATCACGCCGGAGCGGCGACCACTACCGCTACCGACTCTGAACTGTCCGGCGACCTGACCGTCGCCGGGACAACCGGACTTACTGGGCTGCTTACTGTCAACGGTGGAATATCTGCCGACGGCGGGGTCTTCACAGTAGCCAATA